ATGGTTTCGAGCTGCTACTTATATTGCCGAACGAAATGTTATGAACGCGGAATCCATTGGCAACTAGACTGTGATTACGATCAACGATGATGTCGTAGATCTTGTGTTTGCCGCCTATGACTTTAGTAACAGTAAAGTCTCGTGGATTACCGTCGGTGTCAGTTATCCTAGCAGTTTCGTGTGCGAACTGCCAATCAGCATTTGGTGCTAAGAACAGTTGGCCACGAGCGACTATCATGCTGTCCTCACCTGACTGTACTTCTAACACATCACGGATGATGTGCTTAAACGTATCGATGACTTCACGCGGTTCGAGATCGCTTGAGCTTGAATTAGTATCAAAGCTCATCACCCACTCACCTGGCTGTATCTTTTCGATAGGTTTTAAGCTACCGTTAGCCATGAGTACTGTGGTTCCTTCTGCGAACCCTACGTTCTTGTCATTGACCTTGCTCATCTAGCTGCACTCTTTGGCGTGGGCTTTGCGTTCTTGGTGCTGCCCACTGGACTTAGTTTACCTTGTGGTAAATCGTTAGTGGTCTGTGACTTGCCGGTGTTGCCGCCTGAGATCTTCATCTTTGGCATCTTCTCTAGGTCTTTTAAGAATTTCTTGTTAGACTTATCACCGTATTGAGGATCTTTGTCACTTTTAGGATAAGGAGCGGTCAGCTGCACTTCATACTCTTCATCTTCTGATTCAGCATCTTCTTCACGTTCTGCTTCTAATGGATCACCTTCGTTATAAACTCTGATGCTGTCCATTGGAATGTTGATAGTGTTATGCATGCACTGAGCGACTTCAGCCGGGGTTGCTGGATAATCTAACACCAGTTCCATGACGCTGATTTCGCTGTTAGTGATGTTTGGAAAGTCCTGCGGATGCTGTTGTATCGGCGTCCTCTTAGGCTTGCTTAGGCTCGCTAGACCCCAGCGATCGAAGCTGGCTTCTAGCATCTCTTGATGTTCATCTGATACTTCTCCGGCTACTTTAAGCCGAAAAGTATACTGTTTCTTGGATTCAATTAGGAATTCTCTGTAAGATCTCATGTTCATATCCTTATGGGATATTTATGCCTCATTCGCCTTTGAGCATCTTGAGCAATTCGTTCCTGTCTAACACACGAGCTTCTCCCTCGAGGGTGTCTTCTTTGTCTTTGCTACCGATCTGATGCATCAGACGTTGGCGCTTCATCTCTAGATCGATAGCTTTGAGTTTCTTATCTATCTTGGCTGTCTTGGCCATGACTGCATGTCCTAGCATCTTGCTGGCTGCATCAAATATAGGCGCTGAAAAACGAGACTCTACGTTCATGCCTAAGGCCATTAGATCATCAAAACTGCTCACAGCTTTATTAGCTAGATTATCCATCTCAGCATCGCTGCTAGATAGATCAGTTATGGTTGGTATCTGCTGATCGAGTTCTTCTAGAGATTGCATTTCCTGTGCGTATCTTGTCGCATCAGAGCTTTCAAGTGGTGGGAGGTCGAACACGTTTTCTAATTGCTTTGTCATGCAGATACTTAGCGTTTCTGTCCTTGCCTGAATATATCTTTCTCAGTAATCACTCTGAAAGTAATTTGCTGGCGGCGGCACCATATTTGTGCTGCTTGCCACTTGGCTGTATTGACCACCACGCTGAGCTTGTTCTGGTTGTTCTTGCCTGCTGCTTCCATCGTAGCTTGGCTGCTGGGTTTGACTTCGACTATCTCTGCTCGGCGGTTACCATTTTTATCTTCATACATCACGAAGAAATCTGGAACATATATGCTCTGCTTGCCAGTCACAGGATTTCTATAAGGTATCTGCACTGCTTCACTTGCCCACTGTATGATGTTGGGATGGTTATCGCAGAACATCATGAACGTGTGTTCCCAACTGCTTCGATATGTTGGAGTCTTGGTTCCTACGTATTTTTCTGTATTCTTCAGGGTAAACTTACCCTGTGCGAACTTGCTCACGAACTTATGTTCCTAACCACATATTGATCAGGTTCGGGAATAGCTGCATATCCTAGCTTGCTGGTATTGCGCCTATCGCCATTGATGAGTGCGATCAGTGCTGCGGTGAAGCTAGAATTGTCAGTGTATTTCTTAAAGTCTTCGATTATGCTCACTGGTCTGATGTTACGGTTTATGGCTATAGTCATCACACTACTCGTCAGCGCATCTGCTGCTGTCTTATTTCCCTTGGTCCTTCCTAGGAAAAAAGTACGCACAACATCATATTCGTCGCCACTGACTGGAAAGTTTTTCTTGTAGAATCCCTGGACATAGTTAGCGACTTTAGTATCATTTGTGGTCTGGATACCGGATAAGGGAAGATTAGGCATATGGTGCGCTCCTGGTCCTGGAATCAGTGCTTGGTAGCGGAGGATACGAATCGTTGAATAGATTGATCTCAGCCTGTGTCAACCCTGCAGGTATCTTAGGTTCTACAAACAATGCGCTAGGTATCTGGGTTGATGCATTGTTGCCGCCAAAACTACTAGCGCCAACATTAGAAACAGTAATCCCGTTGCTGGTCACTGCGCTCGATCGATTGACCACACCTTGCCTTATCTTAGCATTGGCATTGATGTCTACTAGCTGGCTCTGATTGTTTATTGCAGTAGCAGTAGGAAAACTGAATCTCCTGTTGCCTTGCAGGCTGTTAACTGCTTGTGAGCTGATCTTGACCTTCTGTGTCTTGGTCATATCAATCTTAGGAGCAGGGTTTACATCAAAGTTGCTCTGAGGAACTGGGGTATTTTTCTTATAAAGTTGCGTTTCAGTTTCATCAACTATCCTGTTTGAGTTTGGAAAAGATAGGTTGGTTTCTTTGAGCTCACTAAATTCATTATCATAGTAGAAGCTGCTGAGACCAAATCCAGGTATAGCTTCCGTAGAGCCTTCAGAATAGATCACGTTCTCGTATTCTAATCTCATCTGGGCTTGCATCATCTTTGCACCGTCTGAATAATCATGTGTGTCGAGATCAAAGCTAGATATCAACGGATTGATCAGTGTATACTTGGTATACACATGGTTAGCCATGCTGTATATCTCTACTTGTTTTAAGAATCTACCAACTCTACCCGTGTCTAGTCCATATCGTGTAGCTAGTCGTACTGGACTGTATGTGTCATCTAGATCGTAAGCTTGTTGCGGGATGTTGCTATCAGCAAAGTAATATTGGTTGTAAGACAACCACATGTCTCGCACAGTGTTAGCGCCATCGTCATGGAAATTTATGTTTATCGGTTCGTATGTGATTTTCTTCTGGAACACTTCTTTCTTGTTGTACTTGTTTAAGACTTCAGTCTCAATGTTAAACTTAGGAAGGTCTGCGCTTTTGACTAATACAGATAACGTGTTAGTCAATCCGCCTGCAAAGAAATCTCCAGGTTGATTGTAAATCAATCTAACGTGGAATCCAAAGCCAACTTTGGGTGCTAATGTGTAACCTGCGTCACTCGTAAACGTGCGGGCGGCGTGCGCGAAATCGCGTAGCTTAACCTCACCCTTGCCTCGTCCTGAATAATAGTTTGCCATGTCGTATTATTTATAGAAAAGAAAAAACCCGGTTTTACCCGGGTTTCATTCTCGTTCATTTTCTTATCTGTTAGCCTGTAGCTGTAACGCCACTCTGTCTTGGAACGTTTGGTGAACCAACACCATTTCCTAGTGGAGTCTGTAGTGCGTTATCGAAGCTGATCGTCATTGATATTGTGACTGGCTCGCTGGTAGCGTAGTTGAGATCGTTGTAGTTGACCATCTGCAAGTAGCAACCATAAAGTTCCCATGTCTCAAGCACGCTAACAGTGTCAACACCGTTACCACCATCTAGCATTTCGCAACGCAGCGTGAACTTGTAATCAATGCCAGCTGCTGCTGAACTTTGTTCAAAGAAGTCAAACTGTTTCTGAAGTTGCTCGCCAACTAATCTGCTGACCGTTCCTAGTGCATCATCTCTGACATTCACTGTGGTATTTGACCAGCTATGCTTGCCTGCCATCTTGATCTTTGAATTGTAAACGTCGATCGTCATTTCTTCAAAGGTTACTTCTGGACGAGTAAAGTCAATTACTTGCTTAGTTAGTTCAGTCCTAGGTGTGCTTACTCCAAAGTTCTCAAAAGATATCCTAAAGCGATATTTGAGCTTTGGCATTAGCAAGCCTTGGCTCTGAGCACTCTGGTCGCTAGCGACTGGTACTGTGAATCTCGTTAATGTTGCGACTGCCATCTTAGTCTCCTGTTACCTTATATTTACCTGGTTGATCCCACCAAGCCACTACGGATTAAACCGTGCGGCTCGATGAAATGTTACCGCTTGCTATCTCGCCTGTGTTCTTGATCCTGATTGGGATGTAGATGAACTCAATAGCCTTAACTGGTTCAATCGCAATATCAATGTGCAGTTCATTAGCGTCGATTCTAGTTGGTGTGTTGTTGGTCTCATCGCAGACTACCAAGTAATCATACAAAGCACGCTTAGTGACCAAATCATTACAGAACCTATCAATCACACCTTTGACTTCGTCGCGGGTGGTCTTATCGTTTGGTTCAAACAAGAACGGACGTACGATCTTATCAAGTTGTGTTCTCATGAACGCTATTAATCTTGCTACATTGATCCTATCAAGAGCACTGCTGCTGCTTGAACGGGTTTTGTTGCCGTCGTTGATAATGCCAGTAGTTGGGCTATATGTTAATGGATTAACTGCATTTTCATATAGTATATCCCTAACACCCTGGCGTACTCCTACTGCGAAGAACTCACCAGTTGCTGTTAGATAACCAATCCTGTTAACATTGTCAAGTCCGCCACGGCGTACACCTGCTGGTGCAAACCACTGTGCTGCTGCGTCGTCTGAACGATGTATCATCCTCAGAACGCCATAGCTAGCTGGCATCGCAACCGAATTACCTGAGAGATCCGATCCAAGCACGCTTGGATAAAACACACCTAGATATGGATCGCGGGTGACTAATGCATCTTCGCTCTCAACACTGTTAAGTTCTGTGTTTGTGAGCCAGTTAGTAAGTGCAGTACCTTCTGTTGGAATACGGAATGGGCTATCGCCTACTACGAACGCGGTATTCTTGCGATCGTTGTTGAGCTGTACCATGTTAGGGATAAGCTCTGGATAACCCGGCGCAGCGATGAGATTAAACTCTCTCTGCTCTTCACGTATCTCAGTGTTAGTATCGATAGCTTTCTTCATCGCAGCCACAATAACATTGCGTTGCGCTCTACGACCAAAGTAAGCATGTCCATTTTCACGGGCACCACTTATCGACACCCAGCAATTTGTTTCTGTCGGTAATGTGTCGCCTGCAAAGTCACTGCTGTTAAAGTAGCTCTTGCGGTATTCTTTGACGTTAAAGCTGCTGCGCCTCGAGTTGAACAGTAACATTCCTCGTGGATAGCTCAATGGATCTGGAACATCTAGATCGAGATAATCATTAGTCAGTAGATCTGCTATTGATGGAATGGTATCATTTACTGTATCTAGCGTAGAACTGCCCATGAAACGAGCATCTGCGAATAATATACCGTTCTCTGTGGTCTGATCGGTGTTGTCGATTTGTACCCACTTATCTTCGCTGTTAATCAATGACCAACGACGGATTAATGGATACGCTTCTAAATCACTAGTGTCAATCCATAGATCGCCATAGGACAACGAAGTTCCATCGCTCTGTGTAGTTGGTTCAGTCACTGAGAATATCGGGCCATTTGGATCACTGTTGGTTAGGTTGAAACCGCGAGCATCATTAGATACGTTGCGATAACCTTTCCATGTAGTACCGTTGTGTACTAGTATGTCAGCTTCACCAAGCTCGCCCCAATACCATTTGGTTAGAGCTTCCGGATCTTGTCCTGGAGCATTAACGCTAGCGGTGTATGTGGTTGCTTCCCAATTAGAAACGATGATCTGACTATCTGGACCAGCTCTACAAAAATCATTCGTAGTTGAGATGCCAGCATCTGCAAGCGGTGTGCCTGACAGGTCGTCTAGCTCTAATACGCCGCCTGCTGTGTGTATGATGCTAACTGATCCATTGCTGTTGACCTGTGCGCTAACATAGGTTAATCCCAATGCTAGTATGTCTTCGAC